TCACAGGCTCACCTCCAGGTACCCCTGCATCATGCTCGGGTCGCCCGGGATTCGGGAGAGGGCGCGCGCATAGAAGTCGATCATCCTCGGCGTAGCGAGGTATGCGTCGACGAGTCCCCCCATCGGGCGTATCACCGGAGCCACGGACGCGACCGGATGCGACACCGCGATGCCCCGCAGGGTCAGCCTCTCCAGTGCGCCGGGGGCCAGCGCGACTCGCTCGATGTGCGCGTCGTCCTGGCACCAGTACACGACCAGCGGCTGGCGAGGCGCGTCAAGAGCGTGGCTGCAGAAGCCTCCCCCGATCCACGCGGTGCCGTGGCCTGCTAGGTCCACCAGCAGCCCGAGGTGGATCTGCAGGGCATCGAAGGCGATGCCGCGGTCCCATGGCTGTGGCGACTGGTCGACGAACCGCTCGCGGATATCGTCCAGCGTCGCCGCATGCGGTCCAGCCGGCAGGTACCCGGCCGGCGTCATCGGCGCCAACGTCATCGCCGGGGCTCGTCCTCGGACTCGTCGGCGAACGCGAGGCGCGCCGATGCCTCCACCTGATCAGCGACGGACGGCGCGGACTCCCCGGCCGAGGGCTGTGTTGGCGCAACGTGCCCCGCGAGGTCAGTCAGCGGCTCGCGGTCCTGCACGTGAGCGCGGTGCAGCAGTGTGATGTCTGGTCGGCTCCGCTCGAGCCGCCGACTGATCTCCGCGACCAACTCGTCGTTGTCGAGCAAGCCGACCTCGGCACGCGTGATGCGCACCCGGGCCTCCTCCTCGGTGAGGAAGCCTGCTTCGACGAAGGCCTCGAGCACCGGGTGGCCGTAGTGCCTGGCGAGTCGGGCCGCCTGTGCGGGGTCAACGCCGCCGCCATCCGCCCATCGCCCCACCGTCGAGGCCTGCACACCCGCGGCCTTGGCGATGGCCACGTTCGTGGCGCCTCCGCTGATGCGGCGGACGTAGTCAATCCAGGTCACGCGCGCAGCGTAGTTGCGTCGGCGCAAGCCCGAGACGCTTCCAGTGCCGTTGCGGCCACGCAATGCGCCAGGTGGGCGACGGGTCACCAACCAGCAGAGACGCAAGCGCGCAGGTCAAACGCCTTGCAGATGCCCACCACGCGACACGCCGAGCAACCTGACCCAAGCCGGTTGCGTGAACGCTACGCAATAGCCTAGTGTTCACGCATAGCCGCAAGACAGCAGGTCAGCGGCACAACCAGCAGAGAGGAGGAGGACCGGTGATGGGCTCGACCCTCAGCCTCCGCAAGGACAAGCTCGCCGCCTACCGGCGCCTGGCCGGCATCACGACCGACCAAGAGCTGGCCCGCCGCATCGGCATGGATCCCTCGTCCGTCAGCCGGATCCTCAAGGGCAACCAGGCCCCCGGCGCCCGCTTCATCGCGGGCCTCGTCGCCATCTTCGGCGCCGACCTCTTCCCCGACCTGTTCGAGGTCGTGGAAGAGGAGCCGGTCGGAGTGTCGGCGTGAGCGCCGCCGCGGAAGCGCGTCTGCCCGAGGGGTGGCCGTTCGCCCCCGACCCGGCGCGTGACGCCTGGGCCCTAGCCCAGGCGCAGGCCGCTCCCCCGCTCACGCCGGAGCAGGTCCGCCGCATCGCCCCACTGATCCGCAGCACTGCCAGCACTGCCCGCACCGCGTCCTGAACCAAGACCAGCCGCCGCGCCCCAGCAGGCAAGCAAGCGCGCGACGGCCGACCGAAAGGCACGATCCCATGAGCACGAGGACCGGCACCATCCCCACCCAGCGCGCCCGCTACGGCGTGGCGATGTCCGAGGCGCAGATCCGCGACCTCGACACCAAGCGCGACCAGCGCGGCCGCCCCTCGGGCCGCTACCGCAAGCCCCGCGCCCTGATCTTCCTCGACTCCAGCGTCCTCGACCTGGCCCGCCGCGAGGCCGGTGCCCGATGAGCGCCCAGACCAGCAGCATCCAGCCGCGCACCTTCGCCCAGCCGGTCGCCTTCTACAACGTCGCCAGCACCGCGGCTCGCTGCGTGTGCGAGTCCGCGATCCGGCTCCACTCGGACGAGGACTGGAAGCACTACGACGGCGACACCTGGTGCGCACCGGTCCGGGACGGACAGCGATGAGCGCCACCGAGCAGGCCCAGCTCCTGCTGAACGTCGCCCGCACCATCGAGGGCTTCCTCGACGTCGAGCGCATCGTGAGCCTCACCGTCCGCGACTCCTACCTCCACGAGAACGCCGAGCGACTGCCGACCGTCCAGGTGCACGTGGGCAGCGCCCGCGACACCGACGAGATCGCCGCCGAGTGGAACCTGCCCGAGGCGCTCGAGCACGAGCAGCTCTACACCCGCGAGGGCATCGCCTACACCGGCGTCGAGCGCCACTTCCTGTCCGTCTACAGCGGGCGCCCCGCCGAGACCGAGCCCGAGCCGCTCGAGTGCCAGGAGCACCTGACCGTCACGCACGACGTCGACGTCTCGTGCTTCGAGGCCCTCGCCGAGGCCGACCGGTGAGCGGCCAGGAGTGCACGACCTGCCAGGGCGACGGGGTCATCGACCACGGCGACCGGTACGTGCCCGGCGTGGGCCTCCAGGTGCACGTCACCACGTGCGAGGACTGCGACGGCTCCGGCCACACGGCGGTGGCGTCGTGAGCGCCCCGGCGCAGGTGCGCCCGCTCACCCCGACCGGCGTGCTCGTCACCGCGGCCGAGCCGGGCAGCGAGGAGTGGTTCGCAGCCCGCCGCGGCGGGATCACCGGCACGGACCTGCCGAAGATCCTCGGCGACTCCGGCTACGGCAACGCCCTGTCGGTGTGGCTGGACAAGCGCGGCGAGGCGCCCGAGGACACCCTCGGCGAGGCCGGCCAGTGGGGTCACCTCCTGGAGGACGTCGTCGCCCGGGAGTGGGCGCGGCGCTCCGGCGCGCAGGTCACCCCGGTTGGGGTGCTCGCGCACGCCGACCAGCCGTGGATGTGCGCGTCCCTCGACCGGCTCGTCACCCCCGGCACCTGCCCGGACGGTGACGGCTCGTGCGGCCTGGAGGTCAAGACCCGCTCGGCGTTCGTCGCCGGCCGCTGGAGCGAGGACGTCCCCGACGACGTCCTCGCCCAGGTCGCGTGGGGCCTGGCGGTCACCGGCCTGCACCACATGCACGTCGCGGTCCTCCTCGGCGGGCAGCGCCTGGAGTCCTTCCGGGTCGACCGGGACGCCGCCCTCGAGCGGTACTTGGTCGAGGCCGGCGAGCGGGTGTGGACCCACGTCGAGGCCGGGATCCCCCCGGTCGTCGACCCGGACGCCGACGGGGTGCTCCTGGGCCTGCTGAACCAGCTGCACGCCGACCGCGCTGGCCAGGTCGACCTCGACCCGGGCGACGCCGGCCGCTGGCTCGTCCAGTACCAGCAGGGCGCCGAGCTCGCCCGTGACGGCGAGGCCTTGAAGGCCCAGGCCAAGACCGCGCTCGTGCAGCTGCTCGGCGACGGGGAGGCCGGCCTCCTCGACGGCGTGCCCGCCTTCACCTACCGCCGCCCCGCCGCGGGCGTCTCCCTCCCGGCCGCGCAGGTCAAGCGCCTCGCCAAGGAGGACCCCGACACCTACGCCGCCCTGCGCGAGGCCGGCTACCTGACCACCACGAACCCCGGCCCGCGCTTCGCGCTGGCCGCCACGAGAGAGGCCTGACCATGGCCCAGCCCACCCAGTCCCTGCGCGCCCGCGCCACCACCGGCGACGTCGCCCAGCGCCCCGAGCAGCCGAGCATCGGCGCGCTCATCCAGCAGCTCCGCCCCGAGATGCAGCGGGCCCTGCCCAAGCACATGGACGCCGACCGGATGGCCCGCCTGGCCCTGACGGTCCTGCGCAAGACCCCCGCCCTGAGCCGGTGCAGCCCCGAGTCGTTCATGGGCGCCCTTCTCACCGCCGCGCAGCTGGGCCTGGAGCTCGGCGCCACCAACGAGGCCTACCTGGTGCCGTACGGCAGGGAGGCGCAGTTCATCGTCGGTTACCAGGGCCTGGTCAAGCTTTTCTACCAGCACCCCCTCGCCAAGCACGTGGACTCCCAGGCGGTGTTCGAGCACGACACCTTCGACTACGAGTACGGCCTGACCCCCTCCCTGCGGCACAAGCCGGCGATCGGGGACCGCGGGAACGTCGTCGCCTACTACGCGGTCGGCACCCTCACCTCGGGTGCGTCGGCGTTCGTGGTCCTGTCCCCGCAGGAGGTCGCGGCGCTGCGCCAGGGGAAGGTCGGCCCGTCGGGGAACATCGCGGACCCGCAGCGGTGGATGGAGCGCAAGACCGTGCTGCGGCAGCTGTTCAAGATGCTGCCGAAGTCCACGGAGCTGTCCCGGGCGCTGGTTGCCGACGAGGGCGTGCGCACCAACCTCGACGAGCACGCCCTCGACGAGGCGCCCCGCTACCCCGCGGCCGTGCCCGCAGCGCAGGCGCCCGCACAGGTCGAGCAGGCACCCGTCGGCGTCGACCCGGCCACGGGCGAGCTCGAGGAGCCGCGGGACCTGGCCGAGCCGGACCTCCCCGGTGAGCCGGTGAACTTCTGATGGGGGCCGCCACGGATTTCGGCCACAGCGACTGGGCGACGGAGCAGCGCACGCAGAAGGCCGTCCGCCTGGAAGCCCACCTGCACGGCCTCGAGTACACGGCGGCAGCCGTGGAGCGGCTCACCGCTGCCGACCGGCGCGCGTTCGAGCGGGCCGCCGGGGTGCGCCGCTCCAGCGACGAGACGTGGGCGCTGGTCGTCCGCCTGATGCGTTCGGCCGAGGGGGGCCGGTCGTGAACCGCCGTCAGCAGCTCGCGCTGGCCGCACCACTCAACCGAGCGTCTGACGACCTCTCGGGTCTGCGCGAGCAGCGCCAGCACGCCACCGGCGTGCACCTGGTGACGATCCTGGCGGTGGACCGTTGAAGCCGCATCAACGCCGGGCGGCCCGTGTGGCACGTCTCGGTCAGCGTCTGGTCCAGGCGCTCCCAGCAGCTCGACAGCCCCGACCTCGCCGAGCGGGCAGCCGTCCGTGCCCTCCGGGGCGTCGGCGGTCTCTCGGAGTGGTGGTGGTGGAACCCGCAGGCCCGCGTCGGGCACCTGCGAGTGCCAGTGACCGATGCGGAGTTCGCCGCGATCCCGCCAGGGATGGCCGTGGACGACGCCGGGGAGACCGGCCCGCAGCGCCCACGGAGCACCCGGTGAGTCGCCTGGCGGGGAACCCCCGCCGTAGCGGTCCGGCCACGCGGGTGCGCGCCCATACCGAGAGACGTGCACCCGCCCGCCGGCCCCGCTCGGATCCCACTCCTCCGCAGCCACTGGAGCAGTCCATGACCACCACCGACCCACGCCCGGCCGCGGGCACGCGGCGTGAGCCCACCGTCGCCCGACCCGGGTACGTCTCCGGGTGGCACACCGGCGGTGACGACGCCCGCTGCCGCGGCAGCTACGGCGCCACCGTCTGCGTGCACCCCTGGCACGACCAGCCCGAGGCGCCGACCACCGAGCAGGTCCTCGACGCCCTGTGTGCCGCCAGCGGCTCCTGGCACGTCGGCGAGCGAGGCCAGGGCGCCCTGCCGACCGGCTGGCAACTCACAGGCTGGCGCCGTCAGAACAAGGCACTCGTCGTCACCCTCGCGCACACCAGCGGAGACCGGCGCGAGCACACCCTGTGCCAGACCAGCAGCGGGTGGACCTCGTGAGCGTCGCGGCTGAGCCCGTCAAGGCTCCCCGCTCGGTGACTACCGCCATCTGCCCGTGCTGCGGGTCGGGCAACCGCAGTGTCGGACTGCTGCGCGCCGGTGAGCACCTGGTGTGGCGCGTGCACTACTACACGACCTGGTCCGGCGCTTCGATGCCGTGTCGCGCCAGCGCCGTGGCCGTGTGCAGCCCACTGGCGAAGCCGCTTGGGCAGCGTGAGTACGCCAAGGAGCGCCGCGAGGCCGTCTGCACGCACGAGCCTGCGGCGGCCGCTGAGGTGCTTCCGGGATGAGCTGGCGCGCGACGGTCTGGGCGATCGAGGAGCCCCGGTCGGGCAAGCTCTCGAACACCGCCCTGCGGGTGCTCCTCGCACTGGCCGACCACGCCCACGACGACGGCAGCGCCGCGTGGGAGTCCGCCTCCAAGCTCGCGAAACGCCTCGGGGTCTCCGAGCGGTCCGTGGAGCGTGCCATCTCCACCCTGCGCAGCGACGGCCTCATCGTCCACGGCGACCAGGACCTGGTGGCCGGCCAGCGGGCCAACCGGCGCCCCGTCGTGTGGGACCTCGACATGCCTGGGCGTGCTCCCGCCAGGGCCGACAACCCTGACGGCCCGCAGGAGAAAGCCCCTGGTCGTAGGGCCGACAAGGTTGACGGCCCGCGTCGGTTAGGGCCGACAGGATCGGGAGTTAGGGCCGACAGCCAGGGCGGTTTAGGTCCGACACCTGGTGTCGGACAGAACATCAATGAACACCAGGAACATCAGCGCGCGGCTCCCGCCGACGCGCACGGCGATCTCTCCGCTGTTGACGACCCCGCAGGCGATGTCCTCGCCTACTGCCGGCGCTGCGGACACCAGCACGCCCCCGGCTCCTCTTGCCGCACCGCGACGCTCCCGGCCCCCACCGGCTGGCGACTCAGGAGCGTCCAGTGACCGCCCTCACCTACGCCACGCCCCTGCGGGCCTGCCGCGGCGGCTGCGGCGTGTGGACCGTCCAGCCCGGCGCCTGGTGCCTCACCTGCCCCCTGCCCGACCTCGCCCACTTCGACCAGGAGCCCACCGCATGAGCGCCGTGATCCGCATCCAGTGCGACGGCCACGACGGGGAGTGCTCCAGGGGCGGCGTCGTCCCGGTGCCCGTCACCAACCCGGCGGGGGTGACCTACGCGGACGTCCTGGAGGCGGCCCGCACGCATGCCGTCACCCGCTGGCACTGGGCGCGCATCGGCGACGACGACCTGTGCCGCGACCACCGGCTCCTGCCCGTCGCCTCCCGCCGGCAGCTCACCGCCGTCGGGGTGGCCCTCTCGGCCCGGTGCGACGACGGGGACCACGTCGCCTGCCACGACCCCGCCTGCGGCTGCAGCTGCCACCCCAAGAGGGCGCAGTGATGGACGTCGATGGACTGACTGGTCAGCCCCCAACCCCCCTTCCCACGCGAGGAGACCCCATGGACACGACCACCCCCACGACCACCTCACTGCCCGATGCCCGCGCCCTGCTGGCCGAGGTCCGCGCCAGGACGGACGCCGCGACCCCCGGGCCGTGGATCGCCGAGACGGCGCAGGACTGCGACGAGGACGGCTGGCTGAACAGCGAGTCGTTCACGGGGGTCGTCCTCGCTTCCCCGCCTCCGGGTGCCGACTACGACCCCGAGTCGGTCAGCTACGGCGCCCTCGGCCCGGACGCCGCGTTCGTCGCCCATGCCCGCACGGACGTCCCCTGGCTGCTCGCCGAGGTCGCGCGCCGTGACGCCGCCCTGGAGGCGGTGCTGGCGGTGTGCGACGAGCCGCGTCCGTGGGACGAGAATGAGGCGGACCACGCCGAGGCCCGCTCGGCACGCGCGTACAACAGCGCGCTGGCCAAGACGCGCGCCGCTGTCACCGCCGCCCTGGCCGCCGAGGCACAGCGATGAGCCTCGGGAACGCCGTCATCGCGGTGCAGGGCATCCTCGGGTGGCGCAACCACCGCGACGAGGCGTCCAGCGTCCAGGTCGAGGCCTACGACAGCGACGGCAGGTGGGGCAACCCCGCGCCAGGACGACACCAGGGCACCGGCCGGGCGATCGTCGACGCCCTGGCTGCGAACGGCGGCACCGAGGGCGACCGACTCATCCTCTTGGCCCTGCCGCGCATGACGCCGGACGCCGTCGTGGACGGGCTCATGCGCGACCTTCCCGCGCTCGTGCTGGAGCGCATCGCCGAGGCACAGCGATGAGCGGGGAGGAGGTGGTGGTGGTTGCCGCTCGACCGCAACTCACGAGTGGCCCTGGTTTGCGGTGCGTCACCCAGGACCCGCTGGAGCCCGCCGCCCCGCAGTACCGGGCTGTCTGCACCGAGACGGCGGATCGGATCGCGAACAGCGCCTACTGCCCGCCCGAGCTGTGCGGCGGGCACCCGGTGTGCAACCCCTGCTACGCACTGGCCAAGCGCGAAGGGCTGCTGCGGTGACCGCCGTCGACCCGCTGGTGGTGCTGGCCGACCCCGCCATGGTGGACGCCGCCACCGAGGCCGTACGCGAGGAATTGGGCGGCGCCAGCCTCAACACCTACGCCATGCGCCGCGTCGCCCGCGCTGTCCTCGCCGTGGTGGCCGCCCGGCTCCCCGCGACGGCCGCGCCGGAGCACGACCTCCGCGACGCTCGCTGCACCGCCCGCAACCCCGTGGGGCACGTCCCCGAGTACGTCGCGCCGGTCGCCTCGGCGTGGTGCCCGGTCTGCCGCCCCGTCATCGGGGCGACCACCCCCGAGTCGGTCGCGCCGGACGGGGACGACGAGGCCGAGGACCCGGTCTCCACCGCGCTGGCCGAGCACCGCTTCGGCATCCACGGCACCGACTGTGACGCGCCCGGGTGCGACTGGGCGCCGAACCGCAACACCAGCGACTGGCACCGCCAGCACGTCCAGCACCAGGCCGCCGTCCTGGCCGCGCTGGGCCGCCGTGGCGACCCCGACGTTGCCCGAGCTGGTGGGCTGGGCGAGGTTGCCCGCCGTGCCGCCGGGGTGAGCGCCGACAGCCCGCTGCCGTGGGACGAGGTCGCCGCTGCGGTGCTCGCGGACGCGGGGCAGGACGCGCCTGACGTGTGGGACGGCACCGTGCCGCCCGGCGGGAACGTGTGCAGTGCGTGCGGGATGCCGGTGGAGTCCGAGCCCTGCCGCCAGCACCAGCCCCATGCGTGGGACCGCTGCGTCAACGGCGACCCCGACGCCGCTTCCTGCCCGACGTGCGTGCGCGAGGGCGGCCCGTACCGCTGCTGCCCACACTGCGCCGACGACCCCGTCGCGCACGAGGACGGGCAGCGCAACCACCACGACCTGCCGTGCTCGACGTGCATCGTCCACGGCGACCCCGACGCCGCCCCGGTGGACGCCGAGGCGATCCGGGAGGCCGTCACCGCGTGGGACTGGGCCGAGCTGCTGGCCGAGGGTGGCCCGGACGCCGTGCAGGAGACGGCCGAGCAGGTGCTCACCGAACTGGCTGGCCGCCTGCCTCGCCCCGACGCCGCCCACCGCGCACGCCGGGAGGCGCTAGAGGAGGCCGCGCGGCTGGTGCAGGGCGACAGCGACCTGCCGCTGCTCGCCATGATCGCGGACGGCATCCGCCGCCTGGCCGCTGCCCCGCCTGCCGTGGCCGCGTGCACGTCGTTGGGCTGCCCGAACCCAGGAACCGTGCCGGGCGTCTATGGCGACGAGGAGGAGAGGACGAGCGTCACCTTCTGCGCGTCCTGCGCCGCCGGCCTGACCCGGGCCACGGAGTTCACGCCGGACGAGCCTGCCGTAGCCGCCCAGGGGCAGGGCTCGTGAGCGCGCTGGCGGAGACGACCGCCGTGATGGTGCGGGGCTTCGGCTACGACGTCGTCCATGGCGCCACCGTGCCTGCGACCGCGTTCCTGGACTGCGCCTGGCCGACGCCGAAGTACCCGTTCACCGGGGTGGCGACGCCGATCGTGGCCCGCTGTGGACGCCAGGTGCGGTCTGTGCGGGACGTCGTCGTGGTCATGCAACCCGGCACGACCGCCACCTGCCGGGACTGCGTGCGCTGGATGGCCTCCGACGCGCAGGCCAAGCCGTGACCGCGCAGCTGCGGGTGCCGTGCACGGACCCGGCGTGCGCCCGGTCCCTCGCGCAGGTGTTCGCGGAGGACGGGGTGCCCGTGACCGCGGTCGCCGGGAGTCGCGTCGTCGTCACCGCACCCGCCGACGCCGCACCCCGCCTCGCCGCCAGGGCCGTGGACGCCGGCTGCTGCACCCCCTTCGACGCGGGCCGCTGGGTTCGCGCCATCACCGACACCAGGAGAAGCGCATGAACTCCATCCGGGTCCTCGTCCCCAACGACACCTGGCTGTCGATGGGAGGCGGCGACGAGACGAACCTCCTGCGCCGCTTGGGTCTGCCCGACGTGCCGGGTGTCGAGGTTGGACCGTCGACCTTCCAGCTGTACGCCGAGGGCGCCTTCGTGAGCCAGGAACTACGCCACCCCGGGTTTCCCGACGTCGGCGAGGGCATGGTCACGATCGCCGGCCTGGAGCGGGCGCGAGAGCTGCTGGAGGCGCTCCTGTGACCGCCGACGAGCAGGGCGCGCCTGCGGGACGTGCCCCTGGGCGAGCGTGCGGGCCTCGGCCTGTCCACGAGCACCCGGTCAGGTCTTGGGGCGCTCCTGGGGGCCCTGGAGCGCTCTACGACGGCACCAGCGCCCCGGGTCGGCATCACCCTGCCCGCCCCGGCCACCGTCGAGGCCGACCCCGCGCAGGTCATCGAGGCCGACTGGCTCCTCGAGCCGACCAGCCGCGTCCTGCACTTCGCGACGCTCGACCCGGGCGACGCAGCCGAGCTGGTGCGCAACCGGTGGCTCGACACCGCCGGCCTCGGCCCGGTGCTGCTGGCCTGCGGACGCCAGGCGCACGCCGTCGCCTGGCCCGACCCCGTCTCCGTCCGCCAGGTCCCCCGCTGCAACGGCTGCGCCGACACCCTCGGCTACCCCCGCGGCAGCGGCGCGCCCATCGAGGACGAGGCGTGCCTGCAGCGCCTCACCGAGCGGCTGGGGGTGGGGCGGTGAGCGAGTACGAGAGGGCGCGTGTGCGCGCCATCGCCGCCGGGCAGGAGGCTTGGGGGGCCTGGGGGTCGGCCACCGAGCACCAGCGGCACATGTGGCGGATCACGGGCCGTGGTGGCCGGTGCCGGTGCGACTGTGGCTGCGGAGGACGCGCGACCCACTCCGGCGGCGCGAACGGCTTGGCGCTCATGGGTGGCTGCGAACTGAGCGTCCGCCGTTGGGTTCGCGATGGCTACCAGCCCGAGGCCACCTCGTGACCGCGCAGCGCGCGGAGCAGCGCACCGTCTCCCGCGAGGACGCCGGCGCCACCCTCGTCGCCGCGTACATCGACGGGGACCTGGAGGTCGCGACGCTGCGCGACGCCCTGTGGCACCAGACGTGGCCTTGGCGCCCACCCACCGGCCCGATCACCGCGGACGCCGTCGAGGACTACCGCTGCGCCCTCGACGTGCAGCTGCTCCTCGCACTCGACGTCCTCGACGAGGCCCTCGCCGACCGGGCCCGCGCCGAACTCGGCTGCCGCCTCTGCGGGCCCCTCGCGCTGTGCGTGAACTGCGCCGGCCACCGCGACGACGCCGTGGCCGCCATCGGCGCGATCAGCGCCCAGATCGTCCGCGACGTCCCCAAGCGGGCCGCCGCCGTTCTGACGGAGGTGGGCGGATGAGCGTCAAGATCGAGCGACTGGCCGAGGTCTGCCACGACGCCTACGAGCTCGCCGCCGCAGGGTCCGGCTGGGTGACACAGTTGGAGAGCCGGAAGCCGTGGGCCGAGGTGCCCGAGGAGAACCGGCAGGCCACCCGAGCGGGCGTGCAGGCGGTGCTGGATGACCTCGTTGCCCGCCTGCAGCCCTTGGCCACCGACCCATGCGTGGCGCGCACGATCGCCTGGCTACGCACGGGCGTCGGAGATGCCCAGTGAGCGGCCCCCTGGAGGCGTTCATGCGGGCCTTCGACCTCGACGGCCTGGAGATGCTCGCGCTCGTCGCCTACACGGTCGCCGGGATGGTCGCCGTCGGCGTGGTCCGCGGCGCCAGGGGCACCCGGGGAGGCCGCAGGTGACCCCCGAGGAGATCGCCAAGCGGGCCGCCCCGCACCGCTACCCCGGTGGGCCGTACGCCGACCGCGCGAAGCGCCGCGAGTGGGAGGCGTTCGTCGTCGACGTGCGCGCCGCCCTGGAGATCCAGCGCGCCGACCACGAGCGGCGCGCCCTGGCCACCGACGCGGGGAGCCTCGCCGTGGACGTGCTCCTCGCCGCCCTCGACGAGGTCGGTGAGCACGAGGCCGCCCGCATCGCCCGGGCGATGGCTGTGCGCCTCGACGGGCCACCGACCGCGCAGATGCCGGCCATCCGGGTCCAGCCGGCCGAGCCGCCGGCGGCGACCGGCACCGACACCGGCCCCATCGCCACCGTCCACCCCCTCACCCGGCGAGACCGACGACAGCAGGAGAAGCCCCGATGAGCGCCCAGCCGCAGGACCAGTCCTCCACTCCGGTCGCCTGGAGCCGCTACGAGCGCCCCACCGAGCCCGAGCGGTCCGGGGACCTCCCGCCGTGGCCGGCGGCCGAGCGGCGCGTCGTCCCGCTCACCTACGACGCCGTCGTGGCCGCCACCCGCGAGGACGACGCCGCCACCATCGAGGCGTGGGTCGCCGCCCAGGACGGCATGACCGACGGGCAGCGCCTCCTCGCCCTGTCGTTGGCCGACATGGTCAGGGGGGCGGCCTGATGGGCGACGCGCTCAAGCGGACCATCACCACGCGCCGCCACGAGTACGTCCTGAGCAGCCCGACGCCCTTCGCCGAGGTCGGCAAGGCCATGACCTGGGCCCACCGCGACCTCGTCGAGGCCAAGGGTGAGGCCGCAGGCGAGTGGGACGACGCCGTGATGGTCGAGGCCCGCGACGACCAGGTAGTCGTCTGGTGGAGCGAGGAAGCGCCCTCATGACCGCCGCCACGGACCGCCTGCGCCGCCAGGCCGCGAAGACCCGCGCCCTGCACCCCGACGCCGCCCCCGAGACCCCCGTCGTCGCCCGCCTCGGGGACCTCGAGGAAGTCCTCGAGGTCGCCGAGCGCGCCGAAGCCGTCGCCGCCCACCCCGCCGCCACCGAGCCCCGCCACCTGCACGTTGTCACCCAGGAGGACCACCAGTGACCACGCCCGCGCCCCTGCACGTCTCCCTCACCTCCATCGCCACCCACTGGCACCGCCTCCTCGAGCCCCTCACCTCCAGCGGCGGCGGGGGAGTCGTCTCCGGCTCCAAGGACGTGGCCCTACCGGGCGGGACGGGGCGCATCAGCCTCGCCAAGGCCATCGCCCACCAGCTCGCCTACTGGGGCTACGCCGTCAAGGACCAGCACGCCTGCGCCCGAGCCCCCATCGACGCCCACGACGTGCCGGCCGTGGCCCGCTGGCTGATCGAGCACACGCCGTGGATCGAGGCTCAGAACGACGGCCCGGAGGCGGTGGCCACCATCGACGAGCTCTCTCGCGCCCTGGAGCGGACCGTGGAGCCCTCCAAGATCCGTCGCACGCCCGTCGGGCCGTGCCCGCAGGACGGCTGCGAGGGGACGGTGCGCGCGCGCCTGGGCGCCGACGGCGACGGCACTGACGCTGGCCGCGACCTGACCTGCGACGCCGACGCCACCCACGCCTGGGACGAGTCCAGGTGGCGCGACCTCGGCCGCCTCCTTGGCGATGAGGCGCCGGCCCGAATGCGCCCGGAGGCGCTGGCCGCATGGATGAGCGAGCGGTTCCGGCGCCCGATCAACGCCGCCATGATCCGCAAGTGGGCGCACCGGCACGCCTTCTTCCCCTCCCCCGCCGACGACGGCACCTACGACCGGGTCGCCGTCGCGGAGTGGTACATCGAGCGCGCCGCCACGCAGGCCGCGTGAGAGTTGGTCGCACTGCGTGACAACGATCACCCGTATGGCCTACTGTTCCGCCCGGGACGTTCACCATGCCCACTGGTCAGTCCGGTCAGCGACGACGTTCCCGCTGGTCAGCCAGGGGGTGACTCCCCGTGGCGCACCACGTCACCCAGGATGACCGTGACCGGGTCGCCGCCCTCCACGCCGCAGGCAAGGGCCGCAACGAGATCGCCCGTGCGCTCGACGTCTCCGCCGGCACCGTCACGAACATCGCCCGAGCGCTCGGCCTGTCCTTCGATCGGTCCGAGACCGCGGCCGCCACTGCCGCAAAGGTCGTCGACCTCAAGGCCCGCCGGGCAGCGATCCAGGCCCGGCTCATCGCCCGAGCCGAGAAGGTCCTCGACCGCCTCGAGGGCGACACGTACACGGCGCTGGTCAAGACCGCCGGCGGCGCCGAAGAGGTCCGCGAGCTGCACTTCGTGCCAGCCCGGGACGAGAAGGACCTCCAGTACGTCGTCGGCGGCTACCTGATCGCCGACGAGCGCCTCCAACGCGCCAGCGGCGACTCCGGTGAGGACGCGACCCGATCGATGCTCTCCGGGCTGTTCCAGGACGTGCAGGGCGCATGGGAGACCGCGAAGGCCCGCCGCGACGCCGAACAGGCCCAGGGACCGGAGGGTGAGGAGGCCGGCCAGTGACGGCGACGCTCACCGCGCCCGCCACCCCGGCGCCAGCCGCCCTCTCCCTCAAGCAGCTCGAGTCCGTCGCGACCTCGACGGCGCGCGTGAACCTGTGGACCGGCAGCGTCCGCTCCGGCAAGACCATCGCCTCGCTGCTGCGGTGGGCGATGTACGTGGCCATGGCGCCCCGCGGCGGCGAGCTCGTCGTCATCGGCCGCACCCGGGAGTCCATCGCCCGCAACGTCTTCGGCCCCCTCGCCGACCCGGCGCTGTTCGGGCCCATGGCCCGCCACGTCCGCTACACCCCCGGCGCCCCGACCGCGGTGATGTTCGGGCGCACCGTGCACGTCCTCGGCGCCTCTGACGCGCGCGCTGAGGCGGTTCTGCGAGGCCTCACCTGCGCCGGCGCCTACGTCGACGAGGCAACCCTGGTCGCTGAGGCGTTCTGGACGCAGCTCCTCGCCCGCCTCTCCGTGCCCGGAGCGATGCTCTTCGCGACGACGAACCCCGACGGGCCCGCGCACTGGCTGAAGCGCCAGGTCATCGACAGGGCCAGCGAGCTCGGCTACCGGATCTTCCACTTCCGCCTCGCCGACAACACCCACCTCGACCCCGCCTACGTCGCGCAGATCACCGCCGAGTACCGCGGGCTCTGGTACCGCCGGTTCATCCTCGGCGAGTGGGTGATGGCCGAGGGCGCCATCTACGACATGTGGGACGTCGCCCGCCACGTCATCCCCGCCGCGTCGGTGCCGCCCCTGCAGCGGGTCCTCTCGCTCGGGGTGGACTACGGGACGACGAACGCCACCCGCGGGATGCTGCTCGGCGTCGGCCAGCACCCCGGGCAGGCGCCGCGGCTGTACGTCACTGACGAGTGGGCACCCAGCCAGGGCACCGACGCGCAGCTCTCCGCCGGCCTGCGCACCTGGCTGTCGCAGCGCCCGATGGAGCGCCGCTACCCCGAGTGGGTCGCGGTCGACCCGGCCGCCGCGTCGTTCAAGCTGCAGCTGTTCCACGACGGCCTCACCAACGTCATGAACGCCACCAACGACGTCCTCGCCGGCATCCGCACCGTCGCGTCGCTGCTGTCCACGGACCAGCTGCAGGTCGCCGACTCGTGCGAGCACCTGGTGAAGTACCTGCCCGGCTACTCCTGGAACCCCAAGGCCACGGCCAAGGGCGAGGATGCGCCGATCAAGGTCGACGACCACGAGGTCGACGCCCTGCGCTACGCGATCCACACCACGCGGGCCCTGTGGCGGCCCCTGGTGCCCGTGCAGGCCGCCGCCGACACAGCACCCGGCGCCGAGAGGGTCGCGGCCTAGGCGTCGCGGCGCCTACTTCTCGGGCGTGGTGTCCCGGACGGATGGGTGCACTAGGCGGCTCCTGGCCTCGGCGACCGCGTTAGACCTGGCTCGCCCGTCTGTGCGCCATGAGCCGCGGGCCGACCCGCCCTGCAGGTGCGCGAGCAGTTGTGCGCCGACGACGACGCGAGGCCCGGCCTCGTCCCACAACAACTTCACGTCCGGGGTGCCGACACCGACCTCGCCCTGAAGGCGGCCGAGCTCCGCGGCTCGCTTCACCAGGCTTTCGATGGCTGCACGCCGCTGCTCCTCCGACTCGCCGGGATCGGTGGCGGTCTCTGCGGAGTCCTCAATCTCCTGCACGGCGGTGTCCACGGCATCAGCGGTGGCCTCGATGCCGGCGCCCTTCAACGTCCTCAGGCGCCTGAGGAAGTCCGCGATCGGACCATGGAACCGCCACAGGCCCCAGGTGAGCACGCTGGGCCAGACGAGGGCGCGGATGTAGTCGAGCACAAGCTCGGCGATCTCCATGGCGGCAGCCTGTCAGGCTGCACCGACGACCTCACTGCGTGAGCATCACGCACTCGACCAGGACAGGGGGTCGACGTGCCCCTGCCCACCGGTGACATGGCGTGGCCGCCGCCGAGCCTGGACGGCATTGCCGAGCCGATGCGGCAGTGGTCCGCCTGGTACGCCGGGGACCCCGCCGCGCTCCGCGAGGTCTACGCCCGCGACGTCACCCGCCCCGCCACCCGGCCCGCGCAGTACGCCGGAGGCGTCGTCGGCGCCGCGGCCCGCCTCTTCTGGGGCAAGCCCGTCACGCCCGGCCAGTCCGCGCAGCAGCTGCACGTGCCGCTGGCCGCTGACATCTGCCAGGCGTCCGCGGACCTCCTCTTCTCCGAGCCGCCCACCCTCACCGTGGACGGCCAGGGCGCGCAGGAGCGCCTCGACGCGATCGCCGACGACGGGCTCCACGCGACCCTCGCCGAGGGCGCGGAGGTCGCCGCGGCCCTCGGCAGCGTCTACCTGCGCGTCACCTGGGACGAGGGCCTGCGCGACGCCCCGTTCCTGACCACGGTGCACGCCGACGCCGTCGTCCCGACCTTCCGGTGGGGACAGCTCGTCGCCGCGACCATCTGGCACCGGGTGCGCACCGACGGGCAGATCGTGTGGCGCCACCTCGAGCGCCACGAGCTCGCCACGAACGGCACCGGCCTGGTCCTGCACGGCCTGTACCAGGGCACCGAGGACAAGCTCGGCCGGCCGGTGCCGCTGGCGGAGTCCCCCACCACGGAGGGTCTCGCCGCCCTGGTCGACGCCGATGGCGCGATCAGCACCGCCTCCCCCGGCCTCGCGCTCGTGCACATCCCCAACCAGCGGCCCCACCGGCGCTGGCGGACGCACCCCCTCGGCTCCAACCTCGGCCGCTCCGACCTCGATGGCGTCGAGGGCTTCATGGACGCCCTCGACGAGGCGTGGACGTCATGGATGCGGGACCTGCGCCTCGCGAAGGCCCGGATCATCGTCCCCGAGTCGATGCTGACCTCCCACGGCCCCGGCCTCGGCACGGGCTTCGACCTGGACCGCGAAGTCTTCACGCCCGTCACCGCGATGGTCGACCCGAGCGGCGTCAGCGCGAGCATCACCCCGCAGCAGTTCGCGATCCGCGTCGAGGAGCACGCTCGCACCATCGCCGAGCTCACCGAGGCGATCCTGCGCAGCGCCGGCTACTCCGCGCAGACGTTCGGCGAGGGCCAGGACGGCGCCGCGATCACCGCCACCGAGGTCAGTGCGCGCAACGACCGTTCGGACTCCACCCGCTCCCGCAAGATCCGGCACTGGCGGCCGGGCGCCGGCCAGGCCCTAACGAAGCTCCTCGCCGTGGACGCCGCGATCTTCAGGACCGCGATGACCCCCGGCGCGGTCGACGTGGCGTTCTCAGATGGCTTCCAGGAGTCCCCGCTAACCCTCGCGCAGACCGCGCAGGCCCTGCGCGCCGCGCAGGCCGCCTCGACCCGGACGCTCGTGCAGATGCAGCACGCCGAGTGGGGCGAGGACGAGGTGCTCAAGGAGATCGCGCGGATCCAGGCCGAAGGCGGGATGGTCGTGGAGGACGCCGAGACGTTCGGCCGCGGGGGTGAGGGCGTGGTGATCCCGGGCCAGGCCGTCGACACTGGCGCCTGATGCCCGTCTCCCCCGACCTCGCCGCGAACCTCGCGAAGGACGCCCTGGCCGTCTACGCGGGCGCCGAGGAGTACCTCCTCGAGCTCATCGCGAAGCGCCTCGCCCGGGGCATCGACCAGCCCGGCTGGGTAGAGGCGAAGCTCGCCGAGGTCCAGGAACTGCGCACGCTCGTCCAGGCAGAGGTGGAGCGGCTCGAGCGTGACGGCCTCGCCGCGGTGGAGGCCGCGGTGCGCGCCGGCTACAACAGCGGCGTCGCCACCGCCGGCACCGACCTCGTTGCGGTCGGCACACGGCCCGAGATGGCGTTCGGGATCGTCGACCTCGCGAAAGTCGACGCGCTCGTGCGAGCCGCGCGGGAGGCGGTCGGCGGCACCCATCTGCGGATCAGCCGGGTCGTCGTGGACGCCTACCAGCAGGTGACCACCGAGACCGCCGCGCAGGTCCTGGTCGGCACCCAGACCCGGCGCCAGGCTGCGCAGGCGGCGCTGGACCGGTACGCGCGCCGCGGCATCAGTGGCTTCACCGACCGCGCCGGGCGCGCCTGGTCCTTGGAGTCGTACGCCGAGATGGCGACGCGCACCGCAGCGGGCCAGGCAGCGGTGCAGGGGCACGTCGACCGGCTCGTCGAGCAGGGCTGGGACCTGCTGATCGTCTCCGACGCCCCGCAGGAGTGCCGGATCTGCCGGCCCTGGGAGGGCAAGGTCCTCTCCGCGACCGGCGCCGTCACCGAGGGCGTCGCAGGCACCCTCGCGCAGGCGACCGCCGCGGGCCTGTTCCACCCCGGCTGCCGGCACTCCACGTCGCTGTACCAGCCGGGCGTCACCAAGGCCCCGACTCGGACCGCGGACCCCGAGGGTGACGCCCTCCGGCAGCGGCAGCGCGAGCTCGAGCGGCGGGTGCGCCGGGCGAAGCGCGAGCAGGCCGCAGCCCTCGACGACGACGCCCGGCGCAGAGCCGGCGTGAAGGTCCGCGCCCAGCAGGCCGCCCTGCGCGAGCACGTCAACAGCAACGGGCTCAAGCGACAGTCGCATCGCGAGCAGATCAGGCGCGCGATCTAGCTACCAGACTTCGCCGCCTTCACTTCCAGGGTTCCCGGGCAGCTGCTCGTGCGATCCCTCGAGCTGGTCATGCCACGCCTCGTGTCGGCCGAGCGCTTCCACCACGGCTCCGCAGCGCCCACACACCCACTGCGTCTTCTCGTCGGCCACGCCATCCCCCGTCTCCGCATGCCTGGCGCCTGCGGCTGCCGCGCACCGTAGCGGCGTCCCCCTCGACGAGCCCTGGAGGCCGCGATGTCCCGCACCACCGAGCCGACCCCGCTGCGGGTCCGCCTGTCCCTGCTCCGCTACGACCTGCACAAGGTGCCGCAGCGCGTCGCCATGAAGGTGGCGTGGGCACTGCCGAAGCAGGTCGCTTACTGGGCCGCGATCCGCGTCATGGCCCACGCGACCACGGGCAGCTACAGCAACCAGGTGGTTCCGGACCTGACCGCACTGCAGGCCCTCGACCGCTGGGACGACCCCACCGGTGGGGACCGGCGCGTCGGTCAGCGCGTGGAGGTGGCCCGATGAGCCGCACCCTGCCCTACGTCCTGCCCGCCCACCTGCGCCTGGAGCCGGAGACGCTGCACCAGGCCCTCGGCATCCGGTACGCCGAGGGCGACGGGGGAGCGGGCGCTGGCGACTCCGGTGCTGCCGGTGGCGACCAGGGCGCCGGCGACTCCGGCCAGCAAGGCGCCGGCACGGACGGGGCGGGCGACCAGGGTCAGGGCGACGCCCTCCCCGACGACCCCGCGGCCCTGAAGGCCGAGATCGCGCGCCTGCGCCGCGAGAACGGCTCGGCGCGCACCACCGCGAAGACGCAGGCCGCCGACGAGGCGCGCAACGAGCTCGTGCAGTCCCTCGGCAAGGCCCTCGGCCTCATCAAGGACGGCGACGCAGCCCCCGACGCCGACGCCCTCACCCAGCAGCTCACCGCGACGCAGGCGCAGGCCCGCCAGGCCGCCGTCGAGCTCGCCGTCTTCCGCTCCGCCGCCGCGGCCGGTGTCGACCCCGACGCCGTCCTCGACTCCCGGGCGTTCCTGACCAAGGTCGAGGGGCTGGACCCCGCGGCCGCGGACTTCACCACCCAGGTCACCGCCGCGCTCACCGAGGCGGCCACCGCGAACCCCAAGCTCAAGGCGGCCCGGGCGGCCGGCGCGAGCAGCGTCGACCACTCCGCCGGCGGGTCCGGCGAAGGACGCGCCCCCCGCACACCCAAGTCGCTCGCCGCCGCCGTCACCGGCCACTACACCGGCTGACGCACCACCAGAAGGAGCACCATGCCCGTCACCCTCGCCGAGGCCCAGCAGAACGCCGCCGACGACCTCTCCGTCTCCGTCATCGACGAGTTCCGCGGCAACCAGCTGCTGGACCTCCTCACCTTCGACGACTGCGTCTCCCCCACCGGTGGCGGGACGCTCACGTACGGCTACCGGCGCCTGAAGACCCGCTCCACCGCTGGGTTCCGCGCCCTGAACAGCGAGTACGTGCCCACCGAGGTCACCACGGAGCCGAAGTCCGTCGACCTCAAGCCCCTGGGTGGCTCGTTCCAGGTGGACCGGGTCATCTCACGCGTCGGCCCGGCCCTGACCGGTGCGGTCGCGCTGAACATGGCGCAGAAGATCCGCTCGGTGCGCGACACGTTCGGGTCTACGTTCATCGGTGGCGACACCGACACAGACGCCCTCGCCTTCGAGGGCCTCGACAAGATCCTCACCGGCTCAGGCCAGGAGATCGCGGGCGCCGCCTACGACTGGTCCGACCTCGACGAGTCCCGGTCCCACAAGGTGATCGACGTCCTGGACGAGTTCCTGTCCAACGTCGACGGCGGAGCCACGGCGATCATCGCCAGCCGCCGGGCCCTCGCGGTGATCCGTTCCGCCGCGCGCCGCGCCGGCTACTACGACCGCTCCCCCGGCGCCGCCGGCACGAGCATCGAGACGTACGCCGGGATCCGGTTCGTCGAGGCCGGCTGGAACGTCGACCAGACCGACGTCATCCCCGTCACCGGCGGCACCACCGACATCTACGCGGTGCGCCTCGGCCTGGACGCCGTGCACGGCGTCAGCATGGCCGGGAGCCCCCTCGTGCAGCAGTGGCTGCCCGACTTCACCAGCGCCGGTGCCGTGAAGACCGGCGAGGTCGAGATGGGCCCCGTCGCCGTCGCGGTCAAGGCCAGCCGCAGCGCCGCCGTGCTGCGCGGGGTGCGCGTCTCGGCGGCCGGCTGATGCGCCGCCTGGAGGACGACTCCCCCACCGAGCCCGCCCCCCCGGCAGACCCGCGGGACGTGAAGCCCGACAAGGTCGGAACGCCCGTCAGGGACGCCGCGGTCAACCCGCAGCCGGGCGACTTCCTCGCCCCAGTCGACGCCGGCAAGGCCGACCCGCACGGGCCCGAGGTCGTCAGCCCCGGCCTGCACGCCAACCAGGACCAGCGGCCCGTCAAGCCCAAGGCCGTGCGCGACCCGGCAAGCCTGCAGCAGGCCGACGAGACCGCGGACCTGCGCCGGCGCCTGCGCCAGCCCGGCCGCTGACCCACCCGGTGGTGCGGGGCCTGCTTCCCCGCGGCCCCGCACCACCACCGCGCACCGCCCGCCACGAGCCTGGAGGAACCATGGCCCTGCGTCGCCGCTACGCCACTGCCGACGAGCTCGTCGGTCTCATCACCACCGACACTGACCTCGACCGCGACGTCGTGCAGAAGGTCGTTGCCGCCCTCGGTGACCGCGGCGCGAGCATCGAGATGCTGGTGAAGATCACCGTGGACGAGCCGCTGCCGTGATCGTCTACGCCTCGGATGCGGACCTGCAGGCATGGACGGGGGAGGACCCGCCTGCCAACGCTGCGCCGCTGCTCCGCTCGGCGTCGCTGCTGGTGGCCCGCGCCACCCGCAACGCGCTCTACCGCACCACCCCCGCCGGACTGCCAGTCGACGAGGACCTCGTCGAGGCGCTGCGCGAGGCCACCTGCGCTCAGGCCGCGCTGTGGGCCGACGCCGGCATCAACCCGGCAGTGGGCGCCGCGGGCGACCAGCAGCTCGTGCCGACCGCGAAGAGCATCGGCTCCGGGTCCATCACCTACGCCGTGAACCCAGCCGTCGCCGCGGCCCGCGCCCGGGTCGCCGAGACCCTGTGCACCGAGTCCGTCGGCATCCTCCTGGAGGCGGGGCTGCTCACCGCTGGTGTCGGCTCCACGTGAGCGCCAGCGACGACCTCGCCGACTTCTGGGTCCACGAGATCACCGTCGTGCCATACCTCGGCGAGGGCGCCTACGGCTCCACCTACGGCCCGGAGTCCACTGCGGCCGGGTTCGTCGACGACTCCCGCAAGAGCGTGCGCACCGCCGGCGGCGACGAGGTCGTCTCCGAGGCAACCTTCTACGGCCCGCCGGACCTCGCGGACCGCTTCGCCCCGGAGTCCCGCGTGACCCTGTGGGCCGGCAGCCCGGCCGAGCGCACCGCGACCGTCATCACCCTCAAGCGGCTCAGCTCCGGGTCACTGGGCCTGCCCGACCACGTCGAGGTCACGTTGACCTGAGGAGGCGCCATGAGCGGTTCCAGCTTCCGGTCCGGTCGTGGCAACCCCGCCGCCGCGGTCGCCGCGGCAGCCGAGCGGGGCGCGCTTCTCGGCGCCGAGCACGTCTTGCAGGTCGCGAAGTCCCGCGCCCCCATCGAGGAGGCCACCCTCGAACGGTCCGGGAAGGCGACCGTCGAGACTGACGGGGCCGGGCAGGTCCGCTCCGCCGTCTCCTTCGACACCCCGTACGCCGCACGTCAGCACGAAGAGCTCGACTGGCGCCACGACGACGGGCGGCAGGCGAAGTACCTCGAGTCGGCGCTGACCGGTGAGGCCGACGTCGTCGCCCGCCTCCTCCAGCGGGCCCTGCGCGAGGAGCTGGGTGGCTGATGGGCTTCACCAGCGACCTCCTCTACGGCATCGCCGAGCGGCTACAAGCCGCGGAGGTAGCAACCTGGCGGCCCACCGGCTCCTACCAGGTGGGCGAGACCCCGATCGTCATGCAGTCCATGCCCGCCACGCCCGACCGGTGCGTGACGCTCGCCGCCTACGACGTCGCCTCCCCCCTCGCCGACCACTGCGTGACCGGTGTGCAGGTCCGCTGCCGCGGCACGCGCGACCCTCGCGTCGTCGACGACCTCACCGACGACGTCCGCGACGCCCTCCACGGGCTCGGTGCGCACGGCCCCGTCGAGCTGCACGGCATCCACGTCGCCCTCGTGGTGCGCAACTCGAGCGCCGACCTCGGCCCTGACGGCAACGGCCGCTTCGAGACCACGAGCAACTTCTACGTCACCGCCGCCCGCCCGAGCGCTCTGCTCACCGACTGACCCGCCACCCCAGGAGGAAGCCCGTGTCCACCCCCACCCTCGCCCCCGCTGGCACCCCCACCGTCAACTCGAAGTGGCGCGTCGACGTCGACCTCAACTACGGCGGGACGGATGAGCCCGACTGGAAGCAGGTCCGCGGCTGCAACTCCGTCACCCCGACCGTGGCGAACACCACCCAGGACGCCACCGACTATGACGCCGAGGGCTGGGGCGCCGACGCCGTCACTCTCCGCAAGTGGTCCCTGCCGCTGGTGCTGCTGCGCAAGCAGTACGCCGCCGAGGCCACGGCCACCTACGACGAGGGTCAGGAGGAGCTGCGCGCCGCGGCCGACGCCCTCGACCTCGTCCACGTCCGCTGGTACGAGCGCGGCGTCGCCGACGGCGAGGCGTACGAGGGGTACGCGCTCGTGCAGTGGGAGCCGCAGGGCGGCACCGCGGATGGCCTGTCCACCGTCAACGCCACGCTCCTCGGCCAGGGCGCGCGCCGGGGCATCACGAGCCCGTCCGCCGGCGCCGGCGCCGGCGTCGCCACCACCGAGGGCTGAGCGACTGCGTGACCCTCACGCACTCACGCATCACCGGAAGGAGCGTCCGCCATGGGCTTCGCTGACCTCGCGGACTTCTTCGACCCGTCCCTGCGGCTGCCGATCCGGGGCAAGACCTACGTAGTCCCACCCCTGCCGGCAGCCGCAGGGCTGCGGTTCCAGGCCCTGCACAACATCGCCATGGCCCGCGCCGCTCGCCAGCCCCTCTCCGAGCGGGACCTCGCGCTCCTCGACCTCGACGACGAAGCCGAAGCGGACCTGCAGCGCACCGCGCTCGGCGGCGCCTGGCAGGAGATGGTCGACGACGGCCTGGACTGGCCCACCATCCAGCACGCCGGCACCACCGCCTACGTCCACTGGACGCAGGGCCGGGCCCGGGCCGAGGAGTTCTGGGCGTCACCGGGAAAAGCGCCAGCCCCAGCCCTGTCGCCACCCTCGACGACTACGGCCGGGGCGAGTACGACGAGGGCACCGGCCTCTACGAGTGGTACGAGGTCCCCGAGCAGCAGCTGAAGCCCGCCGCGGCTGGCCCGACCTGGGCGGACCTGCTCGGGCACTGGTCTGCCGTCGAGGCGGACCTGCACGAGACGTACGGCCTCGACCTTGAGGATCCCGACGCTCTCGCCGGGCGGTCGTGGCGGTGGCTGCGCACCCGGATCGTCGGGCTCCTGCGCCCCGGCACCCGCCTGCTCACCGCTCTCGCGCCCGCACCGGCGGCCACCCACCAGCGCTGAGGAGGCCCGGGCGTGGCCCTCGACATCGGCACCCTCGTCGGCTACGTCGACCTCGACGCAACCCGCTTCGACCGCACCCACGGCCGCGTCGACACGGCCCTGCGCGCCCTCGGCCGCCTCGCCCCGGACGTGAAGATCGGCGCCGACGACACCGCCGCCCGCCGCGTCCTGGACCGGGTCGCCGCGGGAACCCGCTCCCTGCCCGGCGGCACCGTCGAGGTCGACGCCGACGCCCGGGCCGCCCTCGACGAGCTCTCCCGCATGGAGGAGGAGGCGGCACGGTCCGGCCAGCGCGCGGGCGAGGCGGCCGGGCAGAACATCACCGACGGCGTCGAGTCCAAGGTGGGGGCACTGGCCGGCAAGGGCGGGCCGATCGCCGGCGCCATCCTCGGCGCGGTCGCCATGGTCGCCTCCCTCTCCCCCGGCGTGCTCCTGATGGACGCGATCACCAAGGGCATGGACCGCCAGGCCACCCAGGGCGTGTTCTCCGCCCGCACCGGCCTGGACGCCGCGACCGCGGCGAAGTTCGGCAAGGCAGCAGGGGAGTCCTACGCCTCCAACTTCGGGGAGTCCATCGAGGCGAACCTCGACGCGGGCCGACGAGCCCTGCAGGCAGGGCTCGTCGGCGGGGACGCCACCCAGCGCGAGATCACCGAGGTCATCAACGGGCTCACCACCGTCGCCGACATCCTCGGCGAGGAGGTCCCCGCAGCCTCCCGCACCGCCGGGCAGCTCCTCAAGACCGGCCTCGCCGGTGACGCCACGCAGGCCTTCGACCTCATCGTCAAGGCCCAGCAGGCCGGACTGAACGGCAGCGAGGACCTCCTCGACACCTTCAACGAGTACGGCACCCAGTTCCGCAAGCTCGGCCTCGACGGCCCCCTCTCGGTGGGGCTGCTGTCACAGGCGGTGCGGGCCGGCGCCCGCGACACCGACGTCGCCGCGGACGCCCTCAAGGAGTTCTCCATCCGGGCCGTCGACGGCAGCGAGCTGTCCGCGCAGGGCTTCGCCTCGGTCGGCCTGAACGCCAAGGAGATGACCGCCCAGATCGCCGCTGGCGGAGAGGGCGCCAAGGCCGGGCTGGACGCCGTCCTGGACGGGCTGCGCGGCATCGAGGATCCCGTCGCCCGCGACGCCGCGGCGGTCGCCCTGTTCGGCACCCAGGCCGAGGACCTCGGGGCGGCCCTGTTCGCCTTCGACGCCTCGACCGCGATCGACCAGCTCGGGCAGGTCGGCGGCGCCGCGAACAAGGCCGCCGACGACATCGCGAACAACCCGGCCGCGGCCGCGGAGACCGCGAAGCGGGCCATCGCCACCGCGGCCTCCGACATCCAAATGTCCCTGGCTCAGGCCTTCGGGCCGGGCGTCACGGACGCGGGCACGTGGGTGTCCACCCACCGCGAGGAGATCGTCACCTTCCTGCTGGACTCGGCCGACCTGGCCATCGACCTCGGCCGGGCCTTCCTGCAGATGTCGTCGCTCGGCCTGCGGGCCCTCGCCGCCCTCGTCGAGGCTCAGGGCGAGATGAGCTCGGCGTGGCTAGGTGGGCTGCAGAACATGACCGGCGCCGCTGAGGCGGCCTTCGGGTGGGTGCCCGGCCTCGGGGACAAGCTGCGTACGGCGAACGACGCCGTCACGGCGGCCGCCTTCGGCGCGGACGTGGCCAGCGACAAGATCGCCGATGGGATGCGCGATGCCGCCGACGGCATCGACGAGACCCTGATCCCGGCCCTGGACGGCGCTCAGGACCGCCTCGACGAGATGGCCATCCCTGCCCAGGCGCAGGCAGCCCTGGCGGACGCCACGTCGCGGGGTGCCGCGCAGATCGCGACTGTCGGGCAGGCCGCCGACGGGAGCAAGCTGCAGGTCGCGATGCTCGGGGACTCCTTCGACAAGACCCGCGGCGCCGGCGCCGTCCTCAACGACCAGCTCATCGCCACGGTCGGGTCGATGAAGGACCAAGCCCGCGCCGGGGTGGAGGCCGGGCAGGGAGCCGATGAGCTGACCGCGGCCGCGCAGGCGTCCCGTGACGCGCTCATCGACCAGCTGCAGGCGATGGGCCTGACCCGGGAGCAGGCGGAGCGGCTCGCGGACTCCTACGGCGCGATCCCCGCGAACGTCGTCACCGTCGCCCAGGCGAACGGGTTCGACGCCGCCACTGGCAAGGCCGACGCCTTCCGGCGCGCGATCCAGAACATCCCCACCTTCAAGAGCGTCACCGTCCAGTACAACGAGCGGGAGGGCGTCACGGTGCGCCGGCCGGGCTTCGCGGGTCGTCAAACCGAGTACTCGGCCAACGGCAACGTCTTCGACTTCTACGCCGACGGCGGCCTGCGTGAGGACCACGTCGCGCAGATCGCTTCGGCTGGAGCGATGCGGGTGTGGGCCGAGCCTGAGACCGGCGGAGAGGCCTACATCCCGCTCGCGCCGTCGAAGCGAGCCCGGTCGATGGCGCTCATGCAAGAGGTGGCCGACCGCTTCGGGGCCTCCCTGGTCCCGGAGTCGGCCACCCGGGGTCTTGCTGCGGCGGCGGCCTCGCCGGCCCCGGCGGCGGCTGTGACCTCCGCCGGTGCGGGCCCGATGCGGATCTACGGGACTCTCGACCTCGGCAACGGCCTCACCGGGCTCATCGACGGCGTCCTCGATGCGCGAGACGCCGCGGCGACCGATGCGATGGCCTACCGGACGGGGGGTCGCTGATGCCGCTGGTCGCCACGCCGCAGCCGCTCAACGCCCCCCCGCGGGTGCGCCTGGACGCTACGGGCCTGACGGGGGCCTCGGTCACGGTCATGCGCCTCGATCCCGACGGCCGACGTCGACCGGTGCGCGCCGCCGAACCGGTCGTCCTCACCGGCGGGGCGTGGAGCGGCTACGACTACGAGGCGCCGTTCGGGTCCGCGGTGAGCTACCAGGCGGGATCGGCCAGGTCCGACTCGGTGACCCTCGCCGCCGAGGAGCCGTGGCTGATCCACCCCGGCATCCCGGAGCGGTCCCTGCGGATCGCCGGCGCCTCCCCCGCCCGCCAGGGGCCGGTGTTCACGGCCGGCACCATGGCCTCACGCCTGGCGCCGTCCTCACGCGCCCTGGCGTGGGCTTCGGGGCGGCGCACCCCCATCGTGGTCTCCGACGACGCCGGGCGGCGGGCGGCGTCATCGGCGCTGCTGGTGCGCACGTACAACCTGGACGACCTGGCGGCACTGGACGCGCTCCTCGCCGACGACGTCCCGCTGCTGCTCAACGTCCCCGCCGGGCGCGGATGGGGCGTGGCGTGGGAGTACGTCAGCGTCGGCGACGTCACGCAGGCGCGCAGCACCTCGTGGGCGAGTGACCCCACGCGGGTGTGGTCCGTGCCGTACGACGTGGTGGAGCGCCCAGCCGGGGGCGTGCAGGCGCAGTGGACCGTCGCGGACGTCTCCGCGACCTACGCCACCGCCGACGATCTCCTGGTGACCTACGCCACGGTCACCGACCTGCTCACGGACACCAGGATGGTGGTGGTGGTGTGAGCACAGATCCGGCAGCAGGGCCCGGCCTGGCCATCGACCTGGACTCGCGCGCGGCGATGGGCGCCGACGAGGCCCTGCGGCCTCGGTTCGCCGCGGCCTTGGTGACCGCCGCGGTCGCCGTCCTGGCTGAGCCGTGGCCCGGCCAAGACGTGCCGATCGAGGACCGGCGCCCGGCCCTGGTGCGGCGGGAGTACGCCCGTGCGGTGCTCGCTGCGCCCGACGGCGAGGTCGCCCGCGCCCAGTGGGCAGTGGCCACCGGGGACTCCGCGGTGGTCACCGCCTACGTCTTGCTGGGCGCGCCCGCGATGGAAGACGCCGACCTGGTGAACGCCGTGGCCACCGCATGGAACCTGCTGGCGGGAGCGTGACGTGTACCCCGTGAGCGCGAAGTTCCTGGCCGCGCTGCGCTCGGGCTACCAGCGCAAGATCGTCGTCTCCGCGTGGCGCGGCGCCACCCGCCTGGACGTGCCCCTGGAGGTCACCGGTGGGGCCGTCACGTACACCGCCGGCACCGGCATACGGGCCAAGCTCGACCTGGAGCTCGCGTCCGCGCGCGGCCTGTGGGACGCCCTCGCGCCGGCCGGGGTCCAGCTGCGGCCGGCGTGGGTGATGCGCCTGCCGGACCGCTCCACCGAGCAGGTCCCGCTCGGCCGCTTCGACATCGACGAGCAGTCCTTGCGCTACGCCCCCGGCGGCGGCATATCGCTGACCGCCCCGGACGGGTGGGTGCGCGTGCAGCGGGCGCGCTTCACCCGCCCGACGACCACCAGGGGCAGCGCCCTGGACGAGGCCGTACGCCTGGTCCGCGAGGCCACCGCGGTGGGCGTGGCCTCCGTCGACGGCCCGGACGCCGTCACCCGCGCACAGGTGTGGGAGGAGGACCGCGACGACGCCGTGGCCAAGCTCCTCGCCTCCGTCGGCTGCGAGGGGTTCCTCGACCGCGACGGGCGGCTGGTGGTCCGTGAGGTCCCCACCACCAAGGGCACCCCGGCATGGTCGGTCGACCACTCCCTGACGGGGGTCCTCGTCGAGGCCGACCGGCAGCGCTCGCGCCAGCGCACCTACAACTCGGTCACGGTGCGTCCCTCCCAGCTCGACGGCAGCGTGTTCTCCCCGCTCACCGTCGAGGACACCGACCCGACCTCCCCCACCTACGTGGGCGGCCCCTTCGGGCGGGTCACCCGGTACTATTCCTCCCCCCTGGTCACCACCACCACCCAGGCCACCTCCGCCGCGACGGCGCTGCTGCGCCGCGTGAAGGGACTGGCCGCCCAGGTGAACCTGACCGCGGCGATGAACCCGGCCCTGGACCCCGGCGACGTCATCTCCGTGGTCTACCCGCCACGCGACCGCACCGGGCTGACCAGCGAACGCCACCTCGTCGAGGAGGTCACCGTGCCGCTGACCGGGGACCCGGTGCAGACGATCCGCACCCGCTCCACCCGCCCCGAGGGCGACACCGAGGGCGAGGTCTGATGGCCGGGCGCCGACCCCTGGGCGCCGCCGCCGCCGCGCAGCTGGACCAGTTGCGCGACCTGGTGGCCGACGCGATCGCCACCAGCAGCGACATCACCCGGATCCGGCCCGCCGTCGTCGTCTCCGTCACTGGCGCCGGCGACACCACACAGGTCCTCGTGAACTACGCCGGCGCAGACCTCTGCGCCCCGCGCCTGGCTACCTACGCCCCGGTGGTCAACGACGTCGTGGCCCTGGCCCTGACCGGCGGCACGCCGCTCATCCTCGGCCGGATCACGTCCACCCCGACCTGAGAAGGAGCCCCCATGGCAGGACAGACCACCCCCGACGCCATCCCGTACCTGGAGACCGGCGACGCCCCCGACCTGACCATCACCGCCCGGATGGCCGCGAAGATTCAGGAGCTCTTCAAGGTCACGGCAACGTCCTCGGGCGTCACCGCCCTGGCGGGGTGGTCCATCAACGGGTCGTACTTCCTGCGCAAGAGCGGCAGGGTCGCGCAGATCCTGGTCCCCGACCTCGTGCGCACGGGCGCCGCGATCTCTCTCACCACCGCGCAGCAGGCCGCCGGCGACGCGCCCAACACCGATGTGCTGCAGCTTTCTGCCGCGTTCCAGCCCGCCATGGCCTTCGGGTGCGGCAGCGCCTCACTGGGCCGCGGCGCGAACTACTACTGCGGCGCTACCGGAATCCTGGCACTGGTGTCGTGGAACGGCGCCGGGCCGGTGAACACCGGCGACCACCTGTCCATCTCGGCGACCTACCTGGTGCTGTGAGCAGCGAAGCGCTCTGCCCCGCCTGCGCGGGCGAGGAGTCCCTGGACGACGGCACCGGTCGTCGCGTCCCCTGCTACGAGTGCGGCCAGAGGCCTAGCTCTCGACCTGTGCACTGACCAGCGGGACCGGCCCCACCGAGGGCACGCCGCCCGCCTTCGCCGATTCGCCGCACCGAGGGGAGACCCGTGGCCCGCGACACCACCCCCCTGCCCGACCTCGAGCCGGGAGAGCGGCGCCCGGACCGCAACGGCTTCAAGGCTCTCGGCCCCCACCTGGTGTGGGCCGGCGCCCTCGTCATCGTCGGCCTCACCGCCGTCGCCGCCTGGCTCGACCTCAACGGCTACCCCGTGTCGCAGTTCGTGCGCGACTACACGGCCCCTGGCGGCCTCCTGGCGACCCTCCTGAGCCTCGTGGTCCTGTGGGTGCGCGAGCAGCGCAACCCACAGCTCGGCGGCATGCAGCGCGAGCTCGGCAAGCAGCGCACCGAGACGGAACTGGTGCGCGCGCTCGTCGAGGAGCTGCGCGACGTCCTCACCGAACCAGTCCCCGCCGCCGTACCCGCGGCGCCTCCTCCGGTCGCCGCGCACCAGCCCCCCGCGCCGCCGGCGCAGCCCGAGGCAGTGCGTGAGGCTCACGCACTGCCCGAGCCCCCACCGCCTGCACCGGTGCGCTGGACCGCCCAGCCCGCCACGCCCGCCCCCCACAGCGCCACCGCGGCCACCAGCCTCACCGACGAGCTGCGCTGGGGCTCCCGCGAACCGGCACCCCAGCCCGCCGCGCAGCCCGCCGCGCAGCCGCGGGTCATCCCCGAGTGGGAGCAGCTGCTCTACGGCCCCGCCGGCAAACCCCCCGACCCGACCACCAAGCCCTGAGCCCGGAGGCCTCCCCCGCATGCCCGACTTCCTGCTGTCCCTCGTGCGCACCTACGTGCCCATCGCCGTCGGCGCCCTCGCCACCTGGCTCGCCAGCATCGGCCTGGACATCGACACCGACACCCGCACCGGCCTCGTCGTCGCCGCCACCGGCATCATCACCGCCGCCTACTACCTCCTCGCCCGGCTCCTGGAGCGGCACGTGCCCGCCTTCGGGCTGCTGCTCGGCGCCCGCACCGCCCCCACCTACACCGCGGCAGCCACCGAGGCTGGCGCCGGTGAGGAGCGGGGCGTCGCCGACGTCGCCGACCCCGTGGAGGCCGACACCAGCGGCGACGCCGTGGACGCCGAACGCCTGGACACCTCCACCCTCCAGGCCCTCACGCCCGAGGTCCTCGCCCAGATGGACCGCGAGCCCGCCGAGCACCGCGCATGACCGCGTTCACCCAGGCCCAGGCCACGGACATCCTGCGCGCCCTCGGCTTTCGGATCCGCACCACCGCCGAGTACCGCCAGGCCGTGGAGGTCTTCCAGGGCGGCTACCGGCTCGGCCCTGAGCTCGGCAACGACCGGGTCGACGGGATCGTCGGCCCGCACACCACCGCGGCCCTCGCCCGCTCTGAGGCCACGCGCCGCGCGGGCGGTTCCACGGCGTCCGCGCACTTCTCCTACGGCGAGTTCACGTGCAAGTGCGGCGGGAAGCACGACGGGTGCCGGCGCATCGTCGTGCTCGGCGCGCTGATCGACGCCCTGGAGGCGCTGCGTGCGAAGCACTACCCGGGCGGGCTGGTCGTCACCTCCGGGTACCGGTGCGTCGCGCACAACACCTCCGTCGGCGGGGCGGCCCGCTCCCAGCACCTGTACGGCGCCGCGGCGGACGTCGCCCAGGTCGCCAAGACCTCGCAGGTGAAGGCGCTCGGGCGGTTCTCCGGGATCGGCTACAAGGGCTCGACGGGGAAGGTGCAGCACGTCGACGTCCGGCACGTCTCCCCGGCGAACACGACCGGCTCCACGACGGCGAGCCCGGCCCTCTGGCAGTACAGCTGACCCCAGCACGACCCGCGGCCCCGTCCTCTTCGGAGGGCGGGGCCGCCTTGTCATGCCTGGACCACGCCGACTCGGCCGACCTACGACGCCTCGATCGGCAGGGTCATGGTGTCGCCGATCTTGGGGTGCCACTGGTCGAGCTTGTGCTTGAAGTCGTCCCAGTCGCGACTCATGCGCATCAGCATGATCACGGAGCCCAGGTGCTCGCGCAGGGCCGGGTAGCCGGCGTTGGTGGTGAGCCGCTGGAACAGCTTGTTCTTGTGTCGGCCCTTCTCGTCGCGCGGCGTCCTCTTCTTCAGCTCTTCGAGGACACCTGGTGCGAGGCGCTTGTAGATGATGTCGTTGGTCAGGTTTCCGATGTACTGCGGCTTGTAGTTGGTGCCCGTCGGGTAGTCCAGCCCGCGAAGCCGGAAGAGCTCGCGGTAGTAGTCATCGGGGAACGTGCGGATCCACTTCTGCAGCTCCTTGTCGACGAACGCTTCGAGGATCCGCGCCAGGGCGTCGCGGGCCCGGACCTCCTGGTACCCGGTCGCCTCGTCGACCAGCGCGTTGATGCCCACGTGTGCCAGGGCGCGCATGACGATGTCGGCCTGCCTGGCGACGTGCTTCTGCTGATACGGGAGCGCATCGGCGTCGCGGGCCTTGAGGTAGATCTCGCAGACCTTGGGGAGCAGGTCGGCGCGGTAGCCGCTCGCGCGTCCGCCGCTCGGCGGCTTAAACGTGATCGGTCTTGCGGCGGCGATGACCTCGTCGCTGATAAAGGGGCGGATGGCCTTGCCCTGCAGGATGGGCGGGAGTTGCTCGTCGCCCTCCTGGTAGCGGGTGTTCGCCTTGTGGTGCCTTCCGATCGCCTTGAGGAACGATGCCTGGGTGACCACGCGCGTCTCGTCGTCCAGCACGTAGCACTCGACGTCGACGTCCCCCAGTCGCAGGGGCTGGTTGGGTGAGCCGCAGATGGCCTCGCTCACTTCGTCCCAGCGTGCCGCGGCCGCCTTCTTCGCGATCGCCTTCCGCTGCTCTGGGGTCATCGCGGCCGCCCTGGCCCTGCCGCCCGCCGCCTTGCCCGACGCCTTGCTCGTCACGTCTTCGTCGCTCGTCATGCGCACCCCTCGCCGTGGTCGATGCTTGCACCATAAGCGCGACGTCTCGACCAATGCAAGCAAGAACGGCAAGATGCTTGCATTGGTCCCACCCCGTAACGTGGCCATGGCGGCCCGCGGTGCTACGGCTGCTCGTCGTCACGGAAGCCGCCGCCGGCACCCGGGTACCGTGCGGGCGTGCCCGAGATCACCCGCGAGCTGACCGAGGCCCTGCTGGCCGTCGTCACGACGCGCATGGCGGAGCAGGGCCTGTCCGGCCGCGGCCTCGCCGAGAGCACCGGCATCCAGCAGGCGACGCTCTCGCGGAAGCTCCGCGGCACGGGCGACTTCACCGTCGACGAGCTCGACGCGGTCGCCCTGGCGCTCGGGGCGCGCGATGTCGAGGAACTGCTCATCGAGGCACGCCACCGACTCTGATGCGAATGTGACTCACGTCACTAGCTCAAGTGGTGATGCAGAAGTAAGTCAGTGCCGATGGTTGGGCATGGCCACCAAGACCCGCCCCGCTCCGGCGCCCCAGCTGGCGCCCGCGCCCGCCGTCATCACCATCCACGACGTCGAGACCGTCCTCGGCTCGAAGGTCGGCGCGATCGTCCTCGGCGTCGGCGGCCCGCACGGCGTGGCCCTGCCCTACGCCGGCCAGGAGCCCCTGTGGACCCGAGCCGACGTGCACGCCTGGTTCGTCCGCAGCGGGCAGTCCATCACCCGCACCGCCGAGGCCCTCACCGCCGACCTCGCCTGGCTGAACGCCGAGGTGGCCGCATGAGCGCCGTCGCCGTCATCGTCGAGGCCACCGTCGACCTCACCCCCGACGAGGCCCGCGCCCTCACCGCCGAGATCCGCGGCGTCGCCCGCGACCTGGTCGCGCTCGTGCAGCGCGCCTACGACGGCCGCGCTTGGATCGCCCTCGACTACCCGACGTGGAGCGAGTACCTCGCCGCCGAGGTCGGGACCGCGCTGCGCGGCATCCCCGTCGAGGACCGGCGCGAGGCCGTCGGCGCCTGGGCCGACGGGGGCCTGTCCACCCGCGCCATCCAGGCCGCACTCGGCCTCAAGTCCGACCAGACCGTCCGCGCCGACCTCAAGGTCGTCCGGCCGGAGGGCCGCGCAGCCGTGGTGGGACTGGACGGGCGGGCCTACGCTCAGAAGCCAGCGGCTGGGCCGAGGGGCTTCCTGGCAGATGGTCAGCAGGCCCGGCCGCTCACCAAGACGCAGCGCGCCGTCGCCGACCTCGACGCCGCAGGCGAGGCCGGCATCACCGGGCCCGAGCTCGGCAAGCGTCGCCGCTGGACCCACGGCATCTACTCGGCCGTCCTGTCCGACCTGCACCGCACCGGCCGCATCGCCCGCCTCACTGAGTCCCGCTCCGGGATGGCCGTCTACTGCTCGCTCGAGCACGTCGCCGGGCGCGCCACCGAGCAGCCCGGCCGCCGCCCGCGGCGCAAGGCGTAGCTCAGGGAGCGGTGGACGCCCCAGCCACGCCAAGAATCCCGAGGAAGGCGACCAGCAGGAACAGCAGCATCGGCAGCGCGCCGAGGATCCCGAGGATCAGCCCCGTCACTGCCAGGCCGTGCCCGCCCTTGCGGCCCGAGCCGGTGTCGCCCCACGCCACCATGGCCAGCAGGATCGCCAGGAGCGACCCGAGGCCGAAGACCCACAGGATGCTGCAGATGAGGCTGGCCACCGCGGCGCCCGACGTGGGGCGGATCAGCGGCGGGTGCGGGCCCCACGACTGCGCCGGCTGCATCTGCTGAGGGATCGTCGAGGACTCGACTGGCTCACCCATGGGCGTGCCGGTGTACGGCTGGTGCGGCTGCATCGACATGGAGACTCCATCGGCTTGGTGGTGCGCCGACCGTAGGTGTGCCCGCCCGGCCCTGTCCGGCGAACACGCGGAGTAATACCCTCCCCATGACACCGTCGCATCGACGAACGGGGAGCTCAGGTCGACCCGGCGCCCGGAGCTCTTGAGCATCCGCTCGACCAGGTCGCGCACCTCCTGCTCGCCGAGGATCGTCGTGGTCAGCTCCGACCGGCCGGCGCGGGCGATGAAGACCTTCCCCGGCTCGTTGACCCACACCTCCTCGACCTCGGGGTCGTCGAGGTAGCGCTGCAGCGGACCCAGCCCGGCCACGGCGTCCAGCACCGTGCGCGCCGCAGCGGCGGGGTCGGCCAGCGCAGGCAGGAGGCCGGTGAGCGCCCGGTCGTCGTACTCGGCGATGACCTCGTCGACGAGGCGGCGGACGCCGTCCAGGTCGCGCGCAGGGTCGAGGGCACGCCGGCGCACCAGCTCACGCACCTCGTCCTCGACGATCGTGACCGCGTCCAC